TTTCTTGTGCTTGTAACACTGTCCGTTTGAAGGTAATGGAATAACATCATATTGTACATAATCCGGAATACTATTGACATCAAAATCATAAGAATCATCTTCAATATTCTCATTTATAACAATTTCGGTTTCCTTCTTCACATCAACCGGTTCTGGTTTCGCCACCTCGATTGTTTCTTTCTGAGATACCGTAATCTCCGGTGCTTTCTCTTCATACTGACTTGTTTCTTCTTCTTTTACCTTCTTAGTTACTCTCTTACGTCTTGTTGTTTTCTTCTTACCACTTCCGGTATAATCTTCAATAAGGCCATCATCAGGTGTGTCTTCATTTGAATAAGAAGCAGTATTCAACTTTTTATTATGTAACTGTTCATCAGTAATACCTTTCATTTTTAGTCTTCTTTCATAAGCCTTTACAGCAGCCTTATCCGGTTCAAAATAAGTTGCATCATTGATTTCCTTTTCAGAAGCACCATAAAATGCTTCACCGGCTGCTATATTCTCTTTCTGAGCCTCTTCAATAGCCTTTATCTTATCACTCTTTGATAATTCTTGTGTACCGGCATATTTCTTAATGTCAATGTCTTCCTCATTCATTGAAATAAGATTATTCTTGGCATCTTCCAACATCTGATTTGAAGCCTTAAGTATAGCCAATTCCCTCTTTCTTCTTTCAGCAAATTCCTCCGGGGTCATCTTGCCATTACTGTTAATTACATCCATGTTCTTTTAATTTTTTAAGATATATCTTATTTTAATAACGTTATTCTTGAACAAAATCTATACTCTCAACAAGTAATGCAAACTTGTTTCTTGAATAGACCTCAATCATCTTGCAATTCTTTAAAATTGCACTTGACTTTGAATCCTTGAACTTAAGTTTAAGACTTTTCTTTGAAAGACTCTTTATCTTTTCATCTTCCGTCATCTTATTGGTTCTGTTTATCTTAACACTTTCCCTTGTCCAAGCCTTTATATCGCTTTCAAGTTCACCACTTTCATCAGCAGAAGAAAGATTAAGCAACGCAATGATTACGATGAACTGTTCACCGGTCTTGTAAAATTGTATTAATTCGTCTATTTTCTCATCTTTTCCATCAATATCAAATACTTTTGCTTCAACCGGCTGATAATAGAATGTCTGTTGGCTGTATTTTACCTTTTCTTTCCTAAATGGATTAACAGCAATATTACGGCCTAAACCCTTACTCATGAATACACTGTCAATACCGTCCTTATGCTGATTATAATATTCAACCATAGCATTGGCATATTCTTTCTGACTTATCTCCTTGTCATACTTGAAACCATTCCTTGCATCACCATTACTGTATGGCACATATAATACTGCTCTCATTAGAAATTAATATGCTTTAATAACTTTATATTTTTCTTCCCCAATTTCTTGCTCCACAAAACCACTAACAACAAGAAATACTAATTCTCCTTCCAAATCAACTTTATAACCACAAGCATCAGAAATTTCTTCAATTATATTTTCTTTATAAAGCCATTTAGATACTCTATTTAAATCTTTAATAACATTTTCCGGCATAATTTCATCATTTAATAATGCTGATATGCGTCTTATACAAGGAAATGCCACTATACAATTATATTTTTCACCCTTTATACATCCATCTTCATCGATTCCTATTTCATTTATAATATATGCAGCCATGCGTTCGAGTGATAAAGCACATTTTTCTCTTAAATTATTATCCAATCCACTAAGAAAACCGACTTTATCCCAACGGTTTACAACATCATCTGTTAACTTGATTGTTTTATAATCAACACCATTAAGTGACATTATATTACATATTTCTGTTAAAATATCTGTCATACTTAAAATAATTTATCTTATTATAAACCTAATATACAATTAAATGAATATCAACATTTAATGTGGTCTTTTCCTATTCTCCTTTATCATTTGTCTTTTCCTAGCAGCCAATGAATACTCGCAAATCATGTCAATAACTTTCTTTGGGTTTTTCCTTATATCATTCTCCCATATTCTCAATAAAGGAATACAATGCATACCACACCACTCATCCTTTAACTTATCAACAAACTTGTTATGCTTCTGCATAGGATTAAGTTCGTTTTCCTTAACCAACAATGGATTACTGTGAAAATAATCTCCATCCACTTCGATTAAGAAATTAGGAATAAATAATTGTGCATCTTGGTCAATACTGTTAATACCTTCTTTCAACACATATTTGTATGGATAATTCTCTTCAGCGGTAACAGCAAAGTCAAAAAACCTCTTAATATCCTTTGCTTCAAACTGATACACGTATTTTAAACCCAATTTATCCAAGAAATCATGTGCAAAGTCATACTCCAATTTTGAAGTGCCGTATTCCTGCGTATGATTCCTCTTACGGAATGGATTGTGACTAACAGTTTTAGCAGTATTTACTTTTCTTTTTATCTTCTTTCCACCTTTTACCGGTTGCTTCATTAAAAATGAATATATTTCAATATTATAATTACAGTAATTTTAATTTCCACACATATTTATTATATATAATTTAAGAACGTTTTTAAAGATATGAATACAAAAGATAATAAAAATCTGATTGAGGAAATGAAACTTATTCTCAGAGATAAAACACCTTCTCTGACCGTTGAAAGCCTCGTCTTCGGAGAAAATAACGACCCTATGGCAGATGTTGACCAACTTCCACCAAAGGCAGACCTCGGTAATAGTCAACCATCACCAACGGCTGATACGACACCATTCCAGTCGGCAGAAGATGAAAAGGTAGCACAGAATGTATCGCCAATCGATGCTGAAATTAAACCTTTAATCGACCAAATAAGAGTTTTAGCACTTAAAGGAGTTGCAAAGCTTGCAAATAACCCAACTTCGGAAAGTTACCAACTGCTTAAGAAAATTTGGCAAACAGTAGATAAGGCAGCAGAAAGTGCTAATAAACCACAAAATAATACACAAAATAATGCATAACGCACTATTTATTAGTAAAATAAAGAATTAAACAGTTTTTATATAATGGATTTGCTTTTAAAAATGCCGGTGGAATATGAACCACTAAGAAAAAATAGATTCTTGCTCAGATTCCCATCTGATTTAGGAATACAGGAATGGTGGGTGGCATCATGCTCACGTCCTACAATTACACAAAATGAAACTGAAATCCAATTCCTTAATACATCAAGTTGGGTAGTTGGACGCTACTTTTGGGAACAAATTACTTGTGAGTTACGTGACCCAATTGGCCCATCTGCATCACAAGCCATCATGGAATGGGTACGTCTTCATTCAGAATCAGTTACTGGACGTCAAGGTTATGCTGCTGCATATAAAAGAGATTTAATACTCGAGATGTTAGACCCAACAGGTACGGCAGTCAGCCAATGGATAATCAAATCAGCAATGATTGTATCTGCAAGTGGCGGTGAATTGAGTTATGATGATGACTCTTTGGCCACATGGACACTTACATTACGTCCTCAGTATTGTATTCTTAGTTTCTAATATTGGTAATACACATATACAAATAAATCCCGATAATCATTTATCGGGATTTTTATATAAATATTTTAATAAGCCACAATTCCAAATCTTATAATAGCCTAACTTAGTTGCCATTTCAGTTTCTGTCATTGTTAACGGAAAGCCGTATTTTTTGTGAAGTGTTTGTTTTCTAAAATTAAACTTATGAATATAATCTGTTGGTAATTTTGTGTATGCATAATCTGGTTTTGAAATAGAACTTAGTTCAAAGCCTAATTTCGTATATAAATTATTTTTTTCATCTACAGTCCAACGTCTATCAGCAAAAGACTTAACTTCATCGTATTCATAATTTCTTGTAAAATATTTAAATAATTTACTTCCAAGACCTTGACAAATGTAATCAAAGTTTGTACAATATCTTGTTAATTCCCATATTTTTCCTTCTTTTTTGAAAGCCATTACTCCGACTAATGTATTATTATAATATGCACCAAGATATACACTAGAACTAATATATCCTTGTAAATGATATTGATTAAGAAATTTTTCAGATTCTATTTTATCTATTTGGATTATTTTACATTTTCTTGCGCCTATCTTAATTCCATTGTCATGCCCTAAAATATGCGCTATTTTATGTTTAACAATTTCTTTTTTCAATAAAAATTCGCTTTCATATATATGAAATAATTTGATACCATTTTCTTTACTTTTTAATGTTTTATTTAAATGATATTTGTTTTCTTTATTAAACTTTTCACTATGCCATATCATTCCGTCATATTCAAAACCTATATTTTTAGAAGGAATTAAGATATCAATTTCCTTACCTCCACCAATAATATTCCTATCATTTCTAACAACATTTTCATGAAGTTCATTTTCTATATAGTTTGAAATATCAACTTCATTTGAAGAAATTAATTTGCCACATTTAGGACAACCGCAACCTCTTAAATGACTATCCGCTTGTTGTTTAAATACACCATGTTCATTCCCATTACCATCTTTTTTATGACAAATAGGATAAATATATTCATGTGAACCAGTATATATTACATTTATATAATCATAGTCATCACCGTGTATTTTTTTGGCTTGTTCAATGTATTCTTCTGTAGTTTTTGTTTCAGATTGACTTATTCTTTTGTTTTTACATTTTGGACAACCTCGGCCTCTTAAAAAATTATGAACAGTTACAGAAAATGCTCCGTGTTCCACACCATTTTCATCTTTTTCATGACAAATAGGATAAACTATACTACGATTATTCACATATTCTGTAATTCCACCTAAATCGAATCTTTCACCATGTACTTTAATTGCTGCTTTCTTAAAACTTTCAAGTGTGTGTCTTTCAACACCCGCACATTTTTTACAACCTTGTTTCAGGTGAATATGTTTAGACGGTGATTGCTCAAACCATCCATGCACATTTCCTTCTTCATCAGTCTCACTACAATACATTCTCATCTTAGTATGCATATTTTTGTAAGACTTTTCATCGTAAATATATTTATTCCCATGCACTTCACGGAATTTTTCTAATACTTGTTCCCACGAAAGTTTATTATGAACATGATGTACTGCTGCCATAACATTTAAGAAAAAGAAAAATAATTTTTAAAATCATTATTTGGTATTGGTAATAAATTCAAATCCAAAGATTTCTTATTATCGGGAATATTTTCAAAGAATGACCTATTACTTGTAAACAAAATAAAATTACTAAAACCTAATTCATCGATATATTTTTTCAGATATCCAATCCAATAATTCAACATGTCATCCGGTATTCGTGACATATAAACATTATCTTCACCATTCTTGTTAAGAACTAATATATTAAAATGTCTTTTTCTATATCTAAGAGATATATGAATATCATCGATTCCAATATTAACGCCACATACGTTGGTTTTTTCTTCTATTTCTTTAGCCTTTTTCTGAAAAACATCATTATGTTGTTCTTTTCCGTTGGATTGTTTGCCTTTTAAGAGTAAATAATAATGCACCATTTCATGTAAAACAATAGGAAGAATATTATTCTTGTCAAAAATATAATCATCTGTATTAATAAACAAACCATAATTACCTTCTATCGGTCCAACTAATGCGGCAGGCACATTCATATCAGTTTTCTTACCAATAAAAATATAATCAATCTCCGGCATATAGTCAAATAAATGATTATATTTGTTAAAAATTCCTCTTATTAATTTTTCTGTAATTTTCATATATTTATATTTTTAATACAAATTTACTACTTTATTTCCAAATAGCCAAATATTTTCTGTTAAAATAACTAAAAAAGAGGAACTTCTTTAAGAAATCCCTCTTTAATTTTATTTCTATGACTAATATTAAATATCGTCCCAGTTTGTACCTTGTGGTGTAATAACGAAATTAATATCTATATATTCAAGGTTAGGCTGTGGTTTGATATAAATCTTAGCAGGTAACTCAAGTCTGTCACGTGCCTCCTGACTATCATCGATTTCAAGCCTCCAATCGGTAATACCACGATTTGCCATGATATTGTCAAGGATTGGCGTAACTGCACTTTCGAATGACTGCTTCGTTGTGTTGTCGTTCGGGTCGAAAATAAGACCGATACAAGCAATTGAGCAAAGTTTTCTAATACGGATAAGCAATCTTCTCTTAGAAATCCTATTCATCTGACTCTCACGAACCTGCATATTCTTATCACCCCAAATCTTCATACCTTCTTTTGCAAAAGTATTGATGAAGTTCAAACGTCCGGCATAAAGTGTATCTTGTTCACCAAGTTTCAAAGACTTCTTAGGCTTAACACCCTTGTCTTCAATCTCACCACGATACCAACCTGCTGCTGCAAACCAAGGATACTTAGTATTGTCAGTATAAGCAAAGTTACGTACTACGTCACGTGTTGGTGGCAGATAGATGTACTTGTTGCTATCCTCGTCAAAGTACTTACACCAAGGATAGTATGAGCAAGTATAGTTACTGTCGATATTTGAATCATCAAGATTATCAACTGCATCAGACGGTGTAAACATATCACCTTCAGCATCACTTGCACCATAAGGCTTATCAGGTGTCGTAACTACATACACTGAGTCAGCACGTTCCTCTTCAATCATTGTAACAACTTCACCTACAAGTGCCGGCTGATTAACATAATCAATACCAGGTGTTGCAAACACGTTAATGTCAATTGTCTTAGGATTAGCGAACTGTCTGTATGCAGAAAGGTAAGCATAGAAGTCTGAGTTCAAAATCTTATCACCTTCACCGAAGCCATAGTTTTCAGGATTCTTAATTACAGAAAGCATTGTACCAACACCACTCTGTCTATTAATCTTTCCCTTATACTTAGTGTATTTGAAGTCATCTGAATTACTTCTTGAAGTACGGTAATAATCCCATCCGTCGAAACCACCGCAGAAAGCAAGAGTGAACTTACGGTATCTCTTATCCTCATAGATTGTACCCATCATGGTTTCCAAATCACCGATTCTTGGCTCAATACCAAACATTGTCTGGTTCTCAGCACCAACGGTTACGAAATCATAACCACCGATACCATCAATTGTTACATTCTGTGTAAGACTATATTTTGTCTTATATGCAGTTTCCATAATACGTGCATCAAGGTGGAAACATGGCGTAAGTCCATCTGGTTCTTCATCATATGCTTCAACACCCTTATACTTTAAGATGTCTTCATCAATACCGGTAATGTTAGAAAGACCGAAATACTGCTTATTGATTCTGATGTCTGCATCTACATTAGTGTTATATTGTAAGAATGGTTTAAGTGGTTTTGTTCCTGCATTCTGTATGGCAATACCAGTCTTATAATTTCTCACTGGATAACCCATGAAACCGGCAGGAATTGACTGCTTTGTCTTATCGTTCTCGTTTACTTCAACAGTAATGTAATTAGACATGTTCTCATATTCTTCATCGAATGAACCGATTCTTAATGAAATATAGTTCTTGTCACCAGGGATAAGATTAACACCCTTGTATCTTTCATATACGACAGGTGCGTTATCAGTATCATAGAAATCACGTACAATTACATCGAACGTACCATATTCAGGGTCAATATTCTCGATAGAAACCTTAACTTCCGTATTTGCAGTATTACCGTCAGAAATAGTATGGAATCTGAAAAGTCTGTTAAGTTCAACATTTTCAGCATCACCCTTCATTTCTGACAATATCCAAGGTGTAGAAGCATATCTGAACTGTTCCTTATAGTTGTTCAAGTCAAGTGTAACTGGTTTTACATCACCGTCCTCAAGTACAAAGAACGATTCGTAAGACCTAACCTTAACAGCATTATCAAAAACATGACTTGTCGGGTCAACTGTTCTATCAGTAGTAAGAACTTCCGGTTCCCACTCATCGCCAACATTATCACCTGTACTATTGTATTCACCATAGTAATATTTACGTGTGCCCTCTGATGTAGTAAATGGAATTACAGTATATATATGACCTACAGTACCGGCCATTTCAACCCAATTTTTACCTTTATCAGTAGATACATGCACATTAAGTGCTACATTATTACCATTCTTTGATTCTGTTGAACTGTAAAGGAAACGTTTACCAACATCTTTTCTTGTAAGCAAGTCTTCTTCATAAGTAAGAATATCATCCACTTCATCGTACTTAGGTACAATGTAAGTAAGTTTGTATTCAGTAGGATTATTACTAATTAAGTCAATTTCACCTCTCTCAATTAACTGTTCCAATGCAACGTCGTAAAGTTCTTCGACATAAATCTCAGATTCACCGATTTCTGGATTTGTACCAAGAACATTAGTTATATAATTCTTTTCACCAGGATTAAGTGATACAGAATACTTCTTTGTAGCACCGGTATTAGTAGTTACAACAATTGTGAAACGTCCGTAGTTATTTACATTAACTTTAAAATCACCATCTACAGTCGTTGCACTTGGACTACATTCATTACCGAAATCAAGTGTTTTGCTTGCAGCAAGTGAAACCGCAGATGCGTAGTACACAATTCCGTCATATTCATAAACGTCATCACAAATTCCGTTTGCCTTGTCTTCATCAGTTGGGTGACGTAAGAAAGCAGCCTTCTTGTGTTCACCTCTTGAACGAAGTACAAGCACAGCCATGTTATCATAAGTTCCACCACCTTCTTTCTTAGCGGTTACAACCCATGCAGGTCCGGCATTAACACCTGAAAGACCAAGAACACGGCATACTTCAAGTTGATTTGACTGTTTGAGATACGACTGTGCAATATAAGGTAATTCATACTTAGGATATTGACTTCCTCTGTATTTCTCAGTACTTGTTCCACCGAAATACTGTTGGTACTGTCTCCAATTTTCAATTGTTATTGGCTGAAATGCAGGACCTTTTAAGGTTTCACCAACAAGACCCAAAGTAGTAATACCAAGAGACTTTGATGCATAAGTCAGGTCGGTTTCCTTTGTGTATATACCCGGACTTACGTGAGTCTGTCTTGCGTTATTATTATTCGTATTTGCCATTTATTCTATTTTGTTTAACAAATTATTTTATAATAAATATCATTTCAAAACCTAAAAGTATTTGTATCTGATATTTATTAGTCATTTTTTCCAAAGAGAAACATTATATTTTCTATGTCTGAGGTTGATACAGTTACATTATCGTTTGAAACAATATCATTTATTGGTATATCCGGTAAGTCTATCTCTATCTCTTGTGACAATATTCCGTTTAAAATAACGTTCTGTTCATCTGAGATATTTTCAAAATCAACATTATTGCCGCATACAATACCAAACCTTTCCATAACATAGTCAATTGCTTCATCCAACTCTTTCTTTGATTTAACTATGTTGTATGCAGTTTTTATGGGATATTCCAAATTCTGAGACATGAGTTTATCCAATGAACGGTTCGCTTCAATGAACTTGTAAATCTGAGAAGTCTTCTTCATTTTACTTTTTCTTTTCTTTTATATATTTTCTTATCTTTTTGGACCTAGGTCCTAGAAACTAATTTTTTATTTTTAATTAAATAAAAAATTTCTAGTAGTAGACATATTGTAGACAAGGTCCTAGGACTGTCATAACTTCAAAATAAAGTTATAATAACGAATTAATATTAATCAATATTTATTTCTTCATGTTTAACAACTTCATCACTTACCTTTTCGGGAGTAACTTCAGAGTTATAGACATAATTCGGATTATATCCATTAAAAACGATGGTAGCCTTATCAGATATGTCGTATTTATTTATTTTTATCTTAATGTTATCACCATTCTTCAACTTAAATCCTTTGTCAATGTAGTACATAGTATCATTAACGAAGAGTCTCATACTTCTGACATTTGTCTTTGACATGGTTTCAATAACCAAATCACTGTCAATATCAAATTCAACCTTTTCATAATATTCACTGAAATTAACTGTAAGGTCAACTGAACGATATTCTAATGGGTTATTTCCTTCATACTCATCAATATCAACTGTTGAAGTAGGTCTTTTTGCATCACCTTCCATAAACATCATTATATGTTTTGGTTTCTTTTCAACTTTAAAATCCTCTTTATTAATGATATATGCCATGACTTTAATTCCTATTGACTGAAGGAAGAATCTACGTTCATCTATGCTATAAGACGTTTCATCATTTATTTCCTCTACAATCATAGGTATAAAATGGCCATTAGGTCTTATATAACATTGTCTTGCCTTGAACAGTTCATTAATACGATTGTTGAAGTCATTGATGTTTTCATAGGTAGAAGTCATAAAATTTATACGATAACTCAAATCGACCGCATAAGGCTGTTTCATCGAATATATCTCATAACTTTCCGTTCCGTTATCATCAAGCACATCCTTTATAAGCATTGTATAGTATCTGTCTCCCGGTATGTTCCACAGTTCACCTTGGTTAGAACCTGGTTTTGGGTTACTATCCCTGTTGACTGTAACAAAATTGAGTAATAGATTACCATCCTCATCCGTATGTTCCCAATTCTGAGAATACTCACTGAATCTCTGATTGCTGTAAAGGGTAAAGACCGGATATATAGTATTGTTGAATTTTGCAACTTCTTCCTTCACAAATTCTTCAAAAGAAGAATCTATGTCATCATAGTTTAATGGCTTTGGCAATTCAGTTTCCTTATAAAGAATCTCCCTTGGAAAATTCCTACGTCTTTCATTACCAAATGACTTATCTTTAAATCTTATGGGTACTATATTCTTTTTCGGTTGTCCTTTACGCATTATCACTCTCCTTTAAATTCATTTTCCGGTACAGGAGCACATGTAATTTCTCTCCATGCAATCTTATATGCTCCGACATAATATCTGTTGGCTGTATTTACCTTTCCATCATTTACAACGGAGAAATAAACCATTCTGTTGGTATCAATTTGAAGGCCAATATAATCGCCTCTTCTTATATCGCATTTATATTTTTCGAGGATTTTAGGCATTACGTGCAATATAAGATTACCATTAACCACATAAACACCCGTATTTGTCTTTGAATCATAAGTTTTTATATCAGCATCTTTAAGTTCATACATACAAGGTATTTCCTTTGGTGCTTTAAATCTTATTTGCCCGTCCTTTGCTTCTTTATAAACGGCATTAATATTAGTTTTCTGTCTATCAACTTCATACACGACCACAGTTTGATTTAAGTCTTCCTCAATATATTCCATGAGTAAGTCTGTTTCGTATTCAAAGTCTTCCTCTGAATAGAATTTATCGTTTCTTGTAATCGGTGTACGTAAATTATTTGGCATATTCCAGTAAAATATATCTATAAATAGTTTGTGATTTAAAACAAATGCAGTATATTTGCATATAAGAGGTATAAACTAATAATGAAAGAAAGTCCGATAAGTAAAGCATATAGAATACTTGAAGAATATTGTGGAACAAACAATCAGATTCTTTACTACAAAAGAATGAATGAACTGCACAAACTCATCTTGACTGAAGATGGGTTTGAAACGGAATATATAATCAAGAACAAGGATTATATATCAGATAATGTCAATAAGATAGTTAAAATATCAAAACAACTTGGTGAAAAACTTCAAGAGAAATACGATATTGATTTTACTCCGGAAAAATTAAGGATAACTACAATAATCGGTGAAATGAAAAACTCCTATCATTGCTATGCACAATATAGAAATTCTATACCACCGACATTAATGTTTTTAAGCAAAAAACAAATACTTACACCGATACACGTTGTTGATTATAAATCAATTGACATAGATTTCACACCATATAACAATAAACTCTCTGAGTATGGGATGAAGTTAAAACAGCATCAAGAGGATGGTATTAAATTTCTTGTTGGCAATAAAAAGTGCATTTTAGCGGATAGTATGGGATTAGGAAAATCCATAACCGCTTGTGTATCAGCACTTTGCAGTAATTGCAAGAAAATCCTTGTTATCACGACAGCCTCTTTGAAATCAACTTGGAAACGTGAGGTTTCTTTATTTGAAAAGCCTGAAGATATTGTTGTAATTAAAGGTTCAAAATGGGATGGCTCAACTGGTAAATTCACAATAATCAACTATGATATTGTTCAGAATTACTATGAGATACCGTATGAAAATGAATATAAAATTGAGGAAATACAAGGAAAGAACGGTGAAGTTGAGAAACTTAAAGTACCTGTCATGATTAAAGATAAAAAGACAGGTAAAATGGTAAATAAACAAGTAAAGTCAAATAAGAAAAATGATATAAAAAAAGCTTTACTCAATAGTCCGCTGTTTACCTCTAACTTCGACTGTGTAATTATTGACGAAGCACAGAAACTTTCAAACAACACTTCCAACCGTTATAAAGTTATTTATGATTTCTTAAGAAAATCAGATATAAAATATGTTTTTCTTTTAACCGGAACGCCACTAACCAATACGCCAATGAATTTATATTACATTCTTAGACTTATTGATGCTGATGTAACAAAAGACTATGAATACTATATAAACACATACTGTGATGGTAAGAAGTTATATAAACCCGGAGAATGGAAGAAATGGCTTGCAAAATATGAATACACACATGGAACAAGTTGGTATTCTATGGGTGATAAAGAACGTAAAGATGCTGTAGAATATATTGATAAAAACGCTGATGGTCTTATAATACCACAAGGTTCTACGAATCTTAATGAATTAAGGGAAAAAATCAAACATGTATATATAAGAAGACTTTCATCTGATATTCCCGGAATGGTTAATAAAAGTCTTGATACAAGGTATTACGACCTTGATGAAAGACAGAAAGAAGAATATGACAGATTGTGGGACGAATATGTTGAAGCACAAGAAGAAAATGGTGATAATACAAATGAAGAATACAGACAATTGGTTGAAGGAACATTGGTAAGACAGTTCCTTGCAAGAGAAATGGTTCCTAATACAATTGAACTTGCAAATGATTACATTGAGGATGGTGAAAAAGTCATCATTGCATGTAACTTTACAAGTGAAATTAATGCTTTTAAAGAATATTATGGTAAGCAAGCAGTTGTATATGACGGTAAAATGACACCCAAACAAAAGGATAAATCGGAAAAGGAATTTATGGAAAATCCTAAAATAAAGGTGTTTATCGGACAAATTGAATCAGCCGGTGTAGGCTTAACTCTTACTGCGTCACATATAATGATATTCAACAGTTACAGTTGGCTTGAAACATCAAACAGACAGATGCAAGACCGTATATATCGTATAACACAGAAAGAGGATGCATTGTGCATATATCAATTGTTTACAGATTCGATTTCACAAGACATGTTTGAAAAAGTATTACGTAAAGGTCTTGTAATGGATGAAACAATAAAGGCTGAAAAAGATAAATAATATGAGATATGCAGCATTAGATTTTGAAACACTTGAACATTGGCGTTGTTCAGTTTGTTCTGCGTCATGTGTAATATTTGAGGACGGTAAGATTGTAGACGAATTTTACAGTCTTGTATGTCCACCTACGAAGTTAGAGGAATATCATTGTGTTAAAATACATGGAATACATTATAATGACGTAAAGGATGCACCTAAATTTCCGGAAGTGTGGGAAAAAATAGATAAAATGATAGGTGATAGTCCTATTGTTGCACATAATGCCGGCTTTGAGAAGAGTTGTTTAATTGCTTGTAATGAAGAATTTGGTACAAAATGTGATTATGAATTTATCGACACATTAAAATTAAGTAGAAATTATTTTAAAAAATTATACAATCACAAATTGGACACGGTATGTCGATATTTAAAAATAAGACTAAAACACCATCATAACGCATTAGACGATGCAAGAGCGTGTGGTGAAATATATTCTAAAATAAGAGAAAAATACTTACTTACTGATTAATATGATTTCAGATTTAGATTTCATGGATACCTCAAACTTAAAAGTGGTATTCATATTATATATAGGTTGTGACAGTGATGGGTTTAATATATATCATTTTCTTTTGTCGGAAAACACCGAAGATACATTTGCCGACGGATGGTCTGAAAAACCAAGTTGTAATGAAAAACTTGAAACTTTGATGATTGCTGACAACATGTATGATTATATTAAAGAGGTTAAAACATATATTAAACTTGACCTTGCACAAAATAATTGCTGTTATAGTATGCAAGACTGTAGAGACCAAATTATAGCATTGGCATATGAAAATTTGGATGATGCTGAGGAATATCCGGAACCATGCCGAATTGTAATACACTTTGGTGATAAGATTGACGATGTTGAATCAATGTTTGCAAAACGTGATATCAGAATGAGGTTTGTATAATTAGTTTACATACCTGTATCGAGAATTATGATATTTGTTTTACCATTTCTGTGAACTAACCCCCAATTTGCAATATTTTCAAGTTCCCAATAAGATACAAAGCCTTGGTTCAACATTTTACATAATGTATTTAACCATCTGTTGTGTTTCAAATCGTTCATGTATAATGATATGTCACCCTCTCCGTAATCTTCAAGGAACATCATCAGATTAAGTCCGTTTCCTTTATTGCTCGGATACTTTTTATATGTCTCCAAATCATTTTTCATATCCTTCATATCTTGCTGACTTTCATAACTACCGAAATCGATACCTAATAATTTCTGAAAATCTGCATAACTTGCCGGAAGTACACGTTCTGTAATAATCCACATTGGTCTGATATTCTTTTTATCATACGCAAAGATAGTTGGAACCATTTCTTTCAATTCATCTGACATATTACGATAAGCAAATACCTCACCTTCGTTTTGGTCATGACTTTTCTTTGAAACTTTTATTACAAGATTATCATCAATTGCATATACATTACGGCCAATGCCTTCACCTATTTTAGATAATCCACACCTCTGACAATAGGCATCAAGTTCTATGCCATTCTTCCAATCCATTGTTTTAAGTGTTTCATATGAAAACACGTTTTTATCATCCAACAATGGGTCATTCCAAATATCATCGTATTGATTTTCTGTTAATCTAATAATTCTCATAAGTAATTGTATTTCTTATTAATGTACATAAATTCCAAGTGGAACACCCTTTTGTAAACGTCTTAAATCATCTGCCATATCTGCATTTTTCTTCATTATTTCATAAGGTGACATACGTAACAGACGTTCTTTCAAGTCATTCATGGCATTATCCCTCTCACGATTGCCAAGAGTCATCAATTGACCATAATCCATTTGTAACGGACTGCTAATCATATTTATAGAACCACTGAATTTTCCACGTATCAATGCTAATGTCTCAGCAGCCAAGCCAACTAATAATTGACGAACAATATTCTTTGATGGTGTGTTTAACAATTCATAGTCAATTTCATCCATTGGTACTTGGTCCGGTGAAAGAATTACAAACGGATTATCTTTCCTACATTCATCTGCATTACTTGGATTAGCATCATAGTATGTATACCACACATAACAGTCTTTTAATGAATACATACCTGGCATACCACCTGCGCCAAATGTGAGTTTACTTCCTGGTGTTGATAAAAGATGTATTAAATGTGACCCATCAGGACCGGCAGTAACTTTATAAACAAGGTCACTTCTAATCATCTGATTCTTAAAGGATAAGTCAGCAGCCATAGTAGCAACATCAGCCATTGGTAATGCCCACATACCGACACCCATACCGTAACCACTACCTATGCCACCGAAAATGCTTGCAGCACCAAGACCCATCTGACCTTGAACTCCGCCACCAAAAGCAGTACTAAATCCACCATAGTTAGCCCATAAAGCAGTGTGCGTAGTTGGAGGGGTAATCCAAAGTACCTTATTTATTTCCCTACCGGCAGGAACTAAATACACTTGCCTTCCTTCTTCTATTTTGAAGAAATCCTTTTTAAGTTCCCATTTACCGTGTTGCTGAAGTCCAACTTGTTTTGAAAACCAATCACCGAAATCCTTCATCATATCAAGAGAACGTGTTGTTAAGGCGTATGCTATATCTTGATTTGTTATTTCGTTGTTGAAATTCTTTCCATATAACTGTGCCCAGTTTGACTCTATAATGAAATTCTGTACTTTTTCCGTATAATCACCAACGGCCTGCTCAAGTAAATCACACAACATGTCATCAGTAAGTTCAACTGAACGTACCTTAACACCCAAACGTGTCCTTACTTGTTTGAAAAGTTTTTCTTTTTCCTTGCTTAACGCCATATTTTCATACTATCTTTATTTTAATAAATATTTATCTAAAATAGAATTAACTTGATATGGCACAATATTTCTTTTTAACGAAAAACTCGACACTTCCAAATTTACGTATGGAGGTAATAAACGACGGAAGAAACGACTTCCGCAAGGCTTATCTTGCACTTCAAGCAGCAACAGTTACATTTACCATGACCAATATGGAAACGGGTGTTAAGAAAATTGCCAATGCAAAAGCATATGTAGTGGAAAAAGAAGATACCGGTTGTGAAGAAGCCTATGTAATTGAATATCGTTGGAACAAACGTGATACAGATACTTCAGGTAACTATATAGGACAATTTAAGATTAAATTTGATGATAATATTTCAATTGATGGAATGACTTTTCCAAAAGGTGAATTAATTGCACCAATTGCAGAAGATTTGATTATTACAATAAGTGATAACGGAATTAAAAAATAGATAATGACATAGCAGATGACACAACTAATATATAATTTAGACTACTATATACGTTTCGACCTTTTGGGCTAAAAAAGTATATAGTAGTCTAAACCAATACTAAGAAATTAACTTCTCCATTTTCTTGGATTACCGTTTTCAATCCATCCCCAATTATCACGCATATTATTTATTCTTGGCCTTTTTACTTTTATTTGGTCTTGTGGTACGTCAGGAAATTTATAAAAACCGGTGTCAATACCATTTCTTTCCAAAATGTTTTTAACGTTATTTAAATCAAAATAAGCATCACAAGGAATTAAATTGTCAGTCTCAATGAAAATACACGTTATCAATGGCTTACTATTTGAAACTAATAATGTGCAAGGATGATTTAATACACTGTCTTTTTTTGTATATATTTTTGAAAAACCGTTTTCCTGGTATTGCTTTAACATATTATTGTATACCCTAATCAATTTATCCTGTGTACCATTAATAATTCTAGGCTTCATCAAATGCCCATTATTATATGTTTTTATTACTATTCTTGAAAGTGCGCCTTTGCTACGTGTAGTTTTATTAACTTTTACGGTTGTCAATTCTCCATTGGATGCCCTATCTATTTTAACCGAACCTTTTTCAGTGGCATTTCTATTTGCACTATTACGTAATTGTCTATTGGTTACTTCTTCATTTAATGTTCTAGAAATAATTTTGCCTAATAGTTTATAAAAGTTATTTTCGTTTAATCTTATAATCATGTTTGTTATTTTTAATTATAAATATTATATAAATTTAACATTTAATTATTTGGGGATATAGCATATTTACAGTATATTTGCCGTAGAAATATCCATGATGCCCATGTAGGTGTGGCTTAACTGGATTAAATAAAAATTAATTAAAAATAAACATGTCAAAAGTTACAAAAGAGCAAATTGACTCATTTCTATCTGGTTCTGACCCAATGGAAAGAATTATTAAGATAGAATGTGAATACGATGATGATAAAGTAAGTATTATCTATCGTGACGAACAAGGGAAAAAACGTATTAAAAGAGACAATTTCTTCCCTTTTTTATGGTGTAAAGAAACAACCGCACAAAACTTATTCAATGGTGACAGAAAACAGATAAGGCTTAACCTGTCTGAATATGGAATAGGTGTAAAATCATTAAGAACTACACGTGATGACGGTTCAGAACCGGAACGTATGAAGAATGGTTATAAACTTATGTTCTATGCAAAAGTTCCTATGACCTATTCTAAATTCATGGATTTTTTCAATAAGGCAGGAAGACCAATATATCCTAAACAACGTGATAAAAATTACGGATTAAAGGAATATATTGCTGTTTCTCCTGTTGAACAGTACATGATACAAACCGGACGTAGAATGTTTAAGGGATATGAAGACTACGATGACCTTCTACGAATGGAATGGGACTTGGAGACTGAAGGACTTGACCCACAAATCCATGCAATCAGTCAAATTGGTATTAGAACAAATAAAGGGTTTGAGAAAATCATTACGGTTACCGGCACAGGTAAGGAAAAACGTAAGAATGAATTAGCAGCAATATGTGAATTTTTTGAAATAATCAAGGAATTACAACCTGATATTATAACCGGACATAATACAGAAAACTTTGACTGGAATTTTGTTGATGTTCGTCTTAGTCTTGCTGATATTAAAATGGGTGATTTCACTCTTAAATATTTCAGAAAGGGCGTATATAAGAAAAAGAAACAGCAAGTCCTTAAACTTGGTGGTGAAATGGAATATTACTTCCCAACTGTAATGTGGGGAACAAACCTTACTGATTCATTGTTTGCTGTAAGACGTGCTCAAGCACTCGATTCAAATATGAAATCAGCAACATTGAAATATGTAACCAAATATTCAAATATTGCCAAGAAGAATCGTGTTTATGTTCCGGGTAAAATAATTAACACCACATGGGAAGACTTAAATCCGGACTACGCATTTAATGATGAAAATGGACATTGGTTCAAAGTCGATAAAAAATTACTTGCAAAAACAACTTCTGATGGCCAATTAAGATATATTAGGTATGAGGAAGATGGTAAACAGATGCTCATTGACAATGAGAATAATGAAAAGTTTGAATTTGTTACTGGTCGATATGTAGTACAGCGTTATCTTCTCGATGACTTATGGGAAACTGATAAAATTGAATTACGATACAATCAGTCTAACTATCTTGTAGGTAAGATGCTTCCTGTATCTTATGAAAAGATGTGTACAATGGGTACTGCCGCTATTTGGAAATATATTATGCTTGCATGGAGTTATGAAAATAACTTGGCCGTACCTGAATTAATTCAACAGAAAGCATTTACTGGCGGTTTGTCCAGATTACTTAAAGTTGGTTATGTTGATAGAATTGTAAAACTTGACTATAATTCACTTTATCCATCAATTATTCTTACGTTTGGTATTAGGTCTGAAATTGACCTTATGGATGTGATGTCTGCTCTTCTTAACTATATTCTTACTCAACGTGAATACTATAAAGAACTTAAAGGTAAATATGGTGATGAGGCTGACGAAATAGCCAAAAGAATCAAGGAAGAGGCTGATAAACTCACAGAAGCAATATTGAATGACCTTAAAGACAAGCAACAGACTGCAAAAATGCTTAAAATGCGTAATGATAAGATGCAACTTCCTCTAAAAGTGGTAGGAAACGGATTCTTTGGGTCATATGGTTCTGGTGGTATATTCCCTTGGTCTGACCTTGAATGTGCAGAGGAAACAACTTGTACTGGTCGACAAATGCTTCGTCTTATGATTTCTCATTTTACCAATATTGGTTATACCCCAATCGTCGGTGATAGTGTTACATATGATACGCCTATATTTGTCAAAGGTGAAGATAATAGAATCGATATTATTCCAATATGTGATATTTTTAATGAAAATGAGACTGTTGACTTTGGACAAAATCAATATCGAGATTTCTCAAAGAAAAATTATAAGGTTCTTACAAGAAAAGGGTGGCAATCCATTGAATATGTGTACAAACATAAGACAGATAAACAATTAAAAAGGGTAGAGACAAAGAATGGATTGCTTGATTGCACAGAAGACCACTCATTATTTGATAATAATGGTAATGAGATAAAGCCTTCTACGCTTACTCGCGGTAATAAGATTGAAATATATACCAAAGATATTGATTATTTTACAAGTTCAACAGTAACAGATAGAGAGGCTTGGCTATTTGGATTCTTTATGGCCGATGGAAGTTCAGTATACTGTAATAGAACACAAAAATATCATTCCAAACGAAAAGGCGAATGGGTAACACACAACGGTAAAAGAGCAAATTGGAAAATATCTAATAAATCGCTTGATAGATTAAATAAGGCAAAAGAAATATTAGAAAATAGTTTCTTCTTGAAAGCATCAATAAAAGACCACAGAACATCATCCAATGTATATAATTTGGTTGTGGAAAATGCTGATAATGCCAAATTTTTCTCTGATAATTTCTATACGTCATATAGATATAAAAAAGTTCCAGAGTTTATATTGAATGCTAAAAAAGAAGTCAAAAAAGCATTTCTTGATGGCTTCTGCTGTGGTGATGGACAAAACGACACAATTGATGAGTGCATAGAATTTGGACAGAAATCAAAAGTTGCTATGGCAGGACTTTATTTCTTAATGAAAGAACTTGGGTATAATTTCCGTTGTCATAACAGAAACGATAAACAAGAGTTTATAAGTTTTAGACTTAGAAATCATCGTGGTAATCTATTGAACGAACAATATTCAGATAGAAAAGAAGATGAAGTGTGGAACTGTGGAAACATTAATAGTAAATCAGAATATGTATATGACATATCAGCAAACGGAACATTTGTTAATGCACTTGGTATGATAGTATGCCACAACACTGATGGCTTTAATTTCCAAATGCCAAAAGAAGAAGATTTCCGTTACACAAAGGAACATCCGTATATAGGACAAGGTAAAGGTCGAAACACCAAAAAAGGTAAAGAATACACACGTGTAGAAGCAGATGTTGCGGAATTTGAAGACACTTATATGTATGAAGCATATAACGGTGGTATATTGAAGAACGGACTTGGTGTTGATGAGTATTGCCAAGCGTGCATACAGTTTTCACGTAAGAACTATGCCGACTTAATGCCCGATGGTAAAATCAAACTCGTTGGTAACTCAATTAAATCTAAGAAAATGCCAATTTATATTGAGAAATTCTTGGATAAGGGTATTCGTCTGTTACTTGAAGGAAAAGGTAAGGAATTTCTTGAAGCATACTATGACTATGTAGAAAAGATATACAATCTTCAGATACCTCTTAAAGATATTGCAACCGTTGGTAAAATCAAGACATCAATTGCCAATTACAAAGAGAACTGCAAGCAGCTTACAGCTGGTGGTACTAAAAAAGCACGCCAAGCATGGTATGAACTTGCAATCAAGCATAACCTAAACGTGAACATGGGTGACAGTATTTACTATATTAACACCGGTTCAAAGAAAGGTGACTCTGATGTTAAGCGTGTAACTGACTATTTCGCTGAAATAAACGGCCAAGAAACCAATATTACAAAGGAGTTGGAAAGATTGTACGCCAAAGCAAAAAAAGACCGTCCAGACGAAATGAAACAGCCTAATGGGAAATGGATTACGAAGTCTGATTTCGGTAAAATACAATATGGACATTCATTCAAAGAAGAAGATAGGCTTATATTCAATTGTATTCTTCTTTCCAATGATATTGTTGAGGATGAGGATGACCATTTCTGTGATGATAATTTCGAATATAACGTAGACAAATACGTTGAAATGTTCAATAAAAAAATCAAACCGTTGTTGGTATGTTTCTCACGTGACATTCGTACAAAAATAAATGAAAAGGGTAAGGAAGTGTCTAATATCCTTATAAGTAATCCGGATGACAGAAAACAATTTACTGATGATGAATGTCAACTTGTATCCGGCCAACCTTACAATCCGACAGACCAAGATACATATGAGCAACTTATGACAATGGAAGACAAGGAAATTAAATTCTGGACAACTGTTAATAAGATTCCACCATATGCCAAGGAAATAGGAATGGATTGGGAAAAAATAAAGGTTGACTACTTTGAAAGACAGAAACAATTGGAAAAAGAGGAAATTCAAATTGAATTGACAATGTATAACAATGCAATTAGCCAACTTACTGAAAGTGAGGTCGATGAGTTTATTGAAGATGGAGTTATTCCGGATAGAATACTTGCAATTGTTGATGAAGATACCGATTCCAATAATTTTGTGTCAAAGAAATATAATGTTGTAATAGGAAACATATTTGACATTATTGACCATGATTGTACAAATAACGTTGAAGAAATTGAGAATGATTTTCCATACTAATTATTATTATATAGCATATTAAAATGAAGATATTACTTATTGTTGGACTTATAATTTTTATATTATACAATGCATTCTTTATATGGTTAAATAAAGGAGTTCCGGAGTCAATCAGTGAAACGTCCTATATATCAAAGAATAAATTCGGTGTTACGTGGCCGTTCACGGCTATATGCTTTATTTCAGCAGTGTGCATTTTCCCACTATGGATAACTGTTACACCGGAGTTTTACCAATTTGTTGTGTTCCTTTCATGTAGTGGTATGATATTTGCAGGTTGTTCTCCATTATTTAAAGAAAAATTTGATGGTACTATACATTATACTTCCGGAATAGTTGCATTTGCCGCTGGTCTTGTATGGTTATTATTAATGAAACAATGGATTACATTAGGTCTAATTGCATTACTTGGAGGAATAAGGACGTTTTTCCAAAAAGAAAAATATACATTCATATTTGAAGTTATTTCATATATAGCAGTGGCAATAACAATATTACTATTATAAACAAAAAATTCCTGAGTAACTTTAATACTCAGGAAATAATTTTTAGGCAATAACATAGAAGTTGACCCATAAAACAAAAAAATGAGCGAATCAGAGAGATTCGCCCATATGTTCACCAAGTCAATTGGACTTGTTAGAAAGTGGTCTGAGATTAGAGTCGGTCTTGTGGCTGCTTAAAAAGTTTCCTATAGTGAAGACAGCCCATATTTTTGTGCTTGCGAAATTTTCTCGCAATATGGTTTTAGAACTGTCAACAATTCATTAAAAATGTCACCATACGCAGAATCTTTTATTTCACTTGCAGCAATAGTACTAATTAAATTTGCCAAAGACTTAAAAATACAATTTAATTCGTGAACAAATGGGTTAGCGCCACCAGGTCTGTTCAAAATATCAGTTACTGACTCCTTCACAATTCTATGAAGGTCACTTTCAGTTAATCTTATAAGTTTCTTATTCATATTATAATACGTATTAATTCGTTATTTTTATAAAAAATATCAACATAAACAAAAAAAATGCAGCCATTTCTGACTGCATTCGTTATTTATTGTGGGTCAACTGCGATGTTATTGCCAATTTTTATGTAGGATATTGTTTTTCAAATAATCTATTAATAAGTACCGCAATTAAACACAGCATCTTCCTTCGTTCCAATACCGCTTGCTGTAACTTGGATAATTGGGTCATCAGCAACAGCAACAGCCGAAATTGTTTGAGACTTATTTGATTTAGTAGTAACATCAATACCATTGCCCTTAGCAACACCAGTAAGCATTGCATCATCAGCAGCCTTCAAAGCAGCGTCTAACTTAACGTCAGCATCGTTCAATGAAGTAGCATTTTTGATGTAGGTTGCAGTTGTATTTTTTGTATAAGTTTGTCCACTTTGCCCATCAACAGCCTTACGAGCAGCGATTTCAGCATCAAGAGCAGCCTTAGAAGCAACGTCAGTTAAACCGATTGTGTAGGTAAGTGAGCCATCATCGCCGGCAGCACTTGAGATTGTTAAATTGTTACCTGCATCAGTACCCTCAA